TGGTGCTGAGTGATTGGTGCTGAGTGATTGGTGCTGAGTGATTGGTGCTGAGTGATTGGTGCTGAGTGATTGGTGCTGAGTGATTGGTGCTGAGTGATTGGTGCTGAGTGATTGGTGCTGAGTGATTGGCGCCACAATACAATATAAACATATATAGACTTATTCTATTACTCTGCGACATCTCGTGTGAGACCGTCAATCCATTCCATTCCATTTCATTATGTCACAACAACCTCGTAATCCAAACAATGAACCACCTCGTAAAAAACGTCGCTGGTATTACAAATTGCCAAATAATGAACCGCCCGTGACCACTTCCAATACGAATGTCCCACGGCCAGATATTGCGAAACAGCGTGAAAAGGAAAAGGCTGAGAATGAAGAAAACGTAACAAAAATGGAACAAAAATTACACGAGTATTTTCAGAAATCAAATATGCCATATTCTTACCTGGATGACACGGGTATTTATAAGTATACACCTAAGGTTGTGCCTCCACCCGCTACCACCGCTGCCGCATCTACTTCAACAAACCCATTTATGAATCTAACCTACACTCCATCCTTATTTTCAAACCAACAATTTCCAAATATATGGACGACGATTATTCCGTTTCAGTTGCCTTCTGTGCCTGCGGCGGCTCCTGCGGCGGCTCCTGCGGCGGCGCTGGATTCGACTACAGTTCCATCACCTCCTTCTCTAGCGCAACCCGAATATATTGACATACGTGAAAATATCCAACATATCGACGACCTTATTGCTCTTTGCGATAAGTATCCATTATCGGAAACGAAGAAATATAACATCAATATGGTGGCAATACACGCGATTCGCGAACCATTGACAGATTTGTCAAATATGATTGGAATGGACACAATCAAGCGCACGATTGTAGACCAAATCTTGTATTTTTTACAGGACCTTCATATTCCGGAAAAAAATATTCAGGACAAACCCGTAAAAGAATCAGGTGAAGAAAAAGCAAACCCATTGAATCCATTTGCGACTCCATTCACGTTCCCAAATCCGTTTGCGAGTTCCTCTGCCTCCGGCGTCTTTGAATTTAAACCGATGAATATTAAAAATCCGCCTCCTTGGGCAAATGGTGGCGGTGGCGGTTGCGGTGGCGGTGTCGACGATTTCGCGTCTCCTACAAAAGGTGATTTTATGCACACGGTGATATATGGTCCACCTGGTTCCGGTAAAACAGAAGTTGCCAAAATCATTGGTCGTATCTTCAGTAATCTCGGAATATTAACTAAGAAAATCTTCAAAAAAGTGAGCAGGAATGACCTCGTCGCCGGATATTTAGGACAAACTGCAATCAAGACGAAAGATATGATTAAAGCATCACTAGGTGGTGTTCTTTTTATTGACGAGGCGTATTCTCTTGGAAATACAGAGAAACGCGACAGTTTTGCGAAGGAGTGTGTAGATACATTGTGCGAGGCATTGAGTGAACATAAACATAACTGGATGGTCATTATTGCTGGGTATGAGAAGGAACTCAATAATTGTTTTTTTAGCCTAAATGAAGGTTTGAATTCTCGATTTACGTGGCGGTTCAAACTCGACGCATATAAACCAGGCGAGTTGAAGTCGATTTATGAAAAACAAGTGCGAGATTATGGGTGGACGATTGCCGCGAGAACGGGGGCAACGGAGATTGTCCCTGAGTCGTGGTTTGCTTCGCGAATGGATTATTTTACAACATACGGTCGTGATATGGAAACATTATTCACGAAAACGAAAATCGCGCATAGTCGCCGGGTATTCTGCCTTCCGACATCTGAGAAAAAGATGATTACAATGGAAGATTTAGAGAACGGTTTTAAATTATTCATTGAAAATCCTGAAGTGAAAGATAGAAAAGAAAATGGAGGGGGTGGACCGTATACGAAGACGTTGTATTTGTAAAATTTCGTAGTATCTTATACGTAATATATAATATACGTAGCGGAGCGGAGTCGCGTCGCGCAAGTAATAAGTAGCGGAAGTAGCGGAAGTAGCGGAAGTAGCGGAGCGGAGTCGCGTCGCGCAAGTAAGTAATTACAATGAGTGAAACAAAAAAAAGTATCGTTATTGATTCGCAATCCTTGCTTGGAGGGGGAGGCGCAAATGGGTCAAAGCGAAAATCACGGAGAAGCAGCAATGGGTCTGGAGAACGAAAGATACGACCGAGTTCAATCGTCCAACCAAGCACACTTAAAAAAACGTTGCTCGAGAGAATAAAGCAACATCAGAGGACACGTGAACGTTCAAGAGAAGAGTCAGATGTAATGGGTGGCGGTGGTGGCGGTGGTGGCGGAGGCGGCGGTGGTGGCGGTGGAACCTCTGCACCGAGTGATAACTTCACACAGTCTATGAATTTTCTTCGCGAACTTGCCTTAAAACGAAGAACAGCCCAACGTCGTCCAATGCCACCGAATAAACAAAATTCCGATATGAAAACACCAGAAGCAAAAATATTACGTGAAGTTGGAGAAACATTACAGAATGGCGAAATCATAACGAATACAGGGTTATTAGGTTTACCAGTAGTTCCAACACTTTCGTCACAAATACTTACACCAACAACTACCGTGTCGCCTGTTCCGGTTCCTGTATTGACAACACCAATGGCGTTTACCGCGTCGCCAGAAATCGCGACGGCCGGTTTGTCACCGATATCGTCGTCCATAATACCCCCTCAACCGAATATAACACAGCTTGCCGATTTGTATAATAATACGATTGCGTCGGTATCAAGCGGAGAATCATCTGCTCCGGTGGATGGTGCCAGTGGAGATACGACACAGCAAGACCCACCACTTCATATTCCGTCAAAACCAGAATACTTTCTTCCTTCTATTTTCGTTAAAGAAGACCCACCGCACGGGTGCTTGAAAGGTGGACGGAAACCTACCTTTCGTGAATGGGTGGGTAAGATGCTTGGAGGGGGGGGTCCGCCCCCCTACGACGGTGGTGCGGGTGGTGGAGCGATGGGTGGAGCGAGTGGTGGTGCGGGTGGTGGAGCGATGGGTGGTGGTGCGGGTGGTGGTGCGGGTGGTGGCGGCAGCGGCGAGATTAACCCTGATTCCGTCGCCGGTATGCGTGTAAAAATCCGCAAAACAAAAAAGAAGAGTTATCGTCTCGGAAAACACGATAATGTTGTCGGTGTGTTATTGAAAAATAAACAGACACAACGACATATTCAAAGTCAACATCTCTCATTACGTCAAAAAACAATTGGCGAGATTCGTAAATATTTATATGACCATCACTTATTAAAGATTGGGTCCAATGCTCCGCCAGATGTGTTGCGGCGTATGTATGAAGACGCAATATTAACAGGTGATGTTAAAAATACAAATGACGGTGTATTGTTACATAATTTTATGGCTGGTGGCGATGGTGGTGAGTAACGCTAGCAATGTGTGCATATATACAGAATATTCTCCGGCATCGCGTGTGTATCCGTATTACGACTCATGGATGCCGGAAACAATATATCTTCGAGTGTACGCCCGTGTATATGAAATTTCCGCGATTTATTCAATAAAATTGGGATATCCCGTTGCTGTTTTGTTCGTATCAAGTCATCGTAGATGTGCTGTATAACATATTGAACAAGATAGTCTTCTAATTTACAAAATAAAGGGTCTCGATTGATGTCGTGGGCACACATATTTGCTCCGACACCAATACTACTATGTTGACTATTTTCTATACCATTATTTATATTTCTTGAATTTACATCATAATAATCGGCAATACGAATCGGAATATTGAACTTATAATTCCAAAATGTGTCGCAGGAAATACGAACATCAAGAGTAATCATTGGCACATTGTGACGAGTAAACGTATCCATTTGTTCTAATACATAAAAACCAATAAAAGACTTTATATTCGTTTATTGTTTGCGCGCTGCGATATCATATCCTAACGGATATAAACATATTTTGATGATATAATACACTTATACGCTACGATTCAATGAATATCGCAATTCGTGAACCACAATCGCATCAATGGACTACGTCGTCGCGGACGTTGACCCCCGCAATGCGTGACTCCTATACACAATATAAAGAACGCGAACACTATATCCGAGAAACACCATATAACAATGGCGAATATATTGTGTATCGGGTGAATAATAACGCATATATGCCAACGTATATTGCGCTGATTTTGGATGTAATCTCATTGTCAATCAGAGATGATATATCAGTTGTCGATGAACACGGAATCCTCGTAATTACGCAAGATGTTCAAAATATTCTTGAAAATAGCAACTTGACAATACCCATTCTTGATTTAAATGATATACGTGTATTTACAAGTGACGCGAATAACAGTGGTCGCGTGAATTGGATTCCGGCGCGTTCTTATCAAATATGGGCTTATCGCGATTTTTTATATGACACGCATAACCATATACGAAAATCATATATGTCGCGTGGAACATACCGAATGGTATATGAAGATGACAATCGAATCCTCGCGAATCAGATTGTTACAATCGATATTCCAAACATTGAACCGAACATTGTATTCAATGTTATGCGAAATGAAAATGGAAGTGTATGTATCGAGAGAAATGATACTGTGTCCTCGCAAATGCGGATTTGTGATAATGAATACGCACGAGCAGGATATCTTGGGTTTTATACGCGACTTACAATGGACCCTGGAGTTATCGTTATACCTCCGTCGCATCCATCCGGCGACGGAGTATCATTATTATCAACCGGTCATTTATCGGAACTTGAAGAAACCGATGACCTCGACTCCCAATGTATATTATGCGTTCGTTATCGTGTCAATGCGCGATTTTCTCCTTGTGAACATCAGGTTTGTTGTTCGTCGTGTTATTCACATTTGGCGAAAAATGAGTGCCCGGTATGTCGTGCGGAAATTACGCGGATAATGAATGTATAATAACGTATAAGAATGTGTAATAAAGATATTTGCTTATTCTTTATTACGTCGGTGATCCAGAGCAAAAATGGCACTTATTAAAGAATACTTTACGCTTACTGAGAAATACACGGCGGAATTCGGAGTAAACACTGTCGTTCTTCTTCAGGTGGGGGCGTTTTTTGAGGTTTACGGACAAATAATTACTCCGAGCGCAGCGGGCGTAGGCGTGTTGTGTTCGGGTAGCCGTATTGATGATTTCTGCCTGATTTGTGAACTCGCGAAAGCCAATAAGACACCCGGGTTCGTAATGGCCGGGTTTCGTGATTATGGTTTGGATAAGTATTTGAAAAAACTACAGGACGCAGGGTATACAACGGTGGTTTACGTTCAAGACGGAATGAAGAATCCACCATCACGTGTATTACAAGGGATTTATTCACCCGGGACATACTTTTCAACCGATATTGCGTCAGGGGGTGGCGGCACGGGAGCGGGAGCGGGTGCGGGTGGTGCTAGCGCACTCTCTAATAACATCGCGTGTATCTGGATGGAGAAAATCTCTCGCACACTCATTATGGGAATGACAAACGTCGACATTTATACTGGGCGAGCAACCATTTTTGAAACAGAGACGAAGGACTCTCATAATCCGACGACATATGACGAGGTTGAGAGATTTATTTCATCATATACACCATCAGAGGTTATCTTGATATCAAATCTCTCGACGAGAGAAGTAGAAGACGTGATTCATTATACTAATATTCAAGCGAAGGTGATTCATCGTGTCTCGACGACGGGGGCGACGGGTGCGACGACGGGTGCGACCGCGAGCGCGAAAGCCGAGAGATGCGCGAAGCAAAACTACCAAATGGAGGTCCTCGCAACATTTTATCCAGATGGCCGCGCCAAATCTCTCGAACATTCCTTTTTAAACTATTCTATCGCGACACAATCTCTTGTTTACTTATTGAACTTCATCTACGAACACAATCCGAATCTCGTTTCTAAGATTCAAGAGCCCGTCTTTGAAAATATGTCCGAGAGATTGATTCTTGCCAATCATTCATTGCGTCAGTTGAATATACTTGAAGATGGGAATGCGGGCGGTGGTGGCGGTGGTGGCGGCACACGATTGAGTTCCGTTCTCTCGTTACTCAATCATACCGTCACTCCAATGGGGTCTCGTGCGTATAAGTATACGCTTCTACACCCGACATTTTGCGCGGAGGACCTGGAGCAAGATTATGCGATTACTGCGCACGTATTATCTCTCGGAGACGCGGGCACAGAGCCAGGGCAAGGCCTGGATACAACGACACTTCGCGAGAGATTATCTAATATGAAGGATATCGAGAAACTTCACCGCCATATTATTTTAAAAAAGATTACACCATATCACGTATTTTGTTTATTCCATAATATCCGCCATATCCGCGATTTGTATACCGCGTGTTATTCGGATTCAGAGTTGTTTCGCTACCTTTCCGAGAGAATTCGCGTGCGTAATGACATCATCGGCAAAGCCACGGTCCTACTTGATTTATTCGAGAAAACATTGGATATTGACTTGTGTCGGGATATTACAGATACTCTCTTTGAAACCAATATGATTCGTCGTGGGGTGTCCGCGGAATTGGATAAACTCACCGATGAAGCGCGGATAACACAGAAATCTCTCGACGAAGTCCAACGTGTTTTAAATGAGTTGATTCAAGAAGGTGAACGTCCATCGGCGGGTAGTGACCCGGACTACATCAAAATCCACGAAACAGATAAAATGGGGATTTCACTCCAAGCAACCAAACGACGCACCAAAATTCTAGAAGACCGGATTAAGAAATTACCTGCGACGGGAAAGGTGATTACGATTCGTTTGGACGACAGCGACGGCAACGGCCGCGTTCTGATGTTTGACACAGCCGGCATCACGTGTCCCGCAGCGTCGGGCAGTAACAATACCATCCACAGTCAACAAATTTACGAGTTATGCGCGGCGGTCGTTTCCTTGCGCGTGAAAATATCAGATATGGTGTCATTGTTGTATCAAGGGTTCATTGCATCCTTACACGAATATTACCACGATTTCGAAAATATGACGGCGTTTGTTTCGGCAATGGATATGATACAAAATCGGTGCTATATTGCTCGGAAGTATCGATATTGTCGACCCACGATAGACCGCGACCACGACACCAGCGCGTCGTTTGTCCGCGCAACCGGGCTTCGTCACTGCCTCATCGAGAGAATCAATGAAGACGAATGTTATGTCACCAATGACGTTTCTCTCGGAGGCGACGGAATGCTTCTCTACGGGACAAACGCCGTGGGCAAAACCAGTCTCATCCGCGCGATTGGTGTTGCCGTCATTATGGCACAGGCCGGTTTTTATGTCCCGGCCAGCGGGTTCGTATACCGACCATATCGCTCTATTATGACACGCATTCTCGGCAATGATAATCTATTTAAGGGGATGTCTACGTTTGTCGTAGAAATGTCGGAGCTTCGGGTTATTCTACGAATGGCCAATGCGAATACACTCGTATTAGGCGACGAGTTATGCTCTGGCACCGAGATGGACTCCGCAATTAGTATCTTCGTCGCCGGTTTACAGCACCTTTACCGCGCTGGTGCGTCCTTTATTTTCGCCACACACCTCCACGAAATCGCGGCGTATTCGGAGATCCGAGAGATGGCCCCGCGCCTCCGACTCGCGCATATGCGCGTATTTTATGACAAGTCACGCGACACTCTCGTCTATGACCGAAAACTCCAAGACGGCGCAGGCGAAAGTATGTATGGATTAGAGGTTTGTAAGTCGCTTCATCTCCCCGATGATTTTTTGGAAAATGCGAACACGATTCGCGTGAAGTATCGTGGGGTAAGCACGAAAACGCCGACGGCGAGTATTTTAGATGACGCAGTCCCGTCGCGGTATAATGCTGCGAAGTTGCGGCGACTCTGCGAACTCTGCGAGAAAGCACGCGGGACAGAAGTCCACCATCTACAGCATCAGGAGAGTGCCGACGCGGATAACTTTATTGGGCACATCCATAAGAACCATCCAGCGAACTTGGCGACGGTTTGCGAGGACTGTCACCGAGAGATTCATACCACGGGAGTGGAACACGTTAAAGTGAAAACGGGGAAGGGTGTGCGGATTGTGGCGAAGGCGCGCGGAGGAGGTGCCACGAAAGAATAATCCAATCGTCTTATTATCTATATCTAATGTAACTGAATTTTAACATTTCAATGGACCGAGTATCAAATGCGCTCACGGCAATCAAAGACGCGGGTTCCTCCAGTGCGAGTAGTCTTGGCGGGTTCTTTTCGACGACCGCGGAGACCGGCGTTACGGCATTTAAAGGAACCAGTTTAGGCGAGTCGTTTTTTAAGAATATAGGCGCGATTCTAGTTGTGGTGATGATTTTATTGGGGGGTATTGTTTACATTGATTTGGCGAGCAGCGAAGGCGGAAGCGGAGCCGCCGATAACACAGGTGTCGTCCAACGCACCGTCAATATTGAACCGAATACCGGTAGATTCGATAGCGTCGACAATTCGCGCACCCTCCCTACTGATGTTCCGTGGACTGTCCCCGCCATCAGTATGCGAAATGAACTGAAAGAGGCATTCGGGACCGCGTATACGGAGGCCGAATTAGAGAAAATCCATACCAAGTGTAGCGATTCTTTTTGCGTAATGCATCAGAAGTCACCGGAAGAATTGGAGCGCGCTTGTAATTCCATCACCACGCGCCAAATGTGTGGGACGAAATGCTGCTGTGGGTGGACGAAATACGTCGGGTTTGAAGGAGACAATGACCCAGTGGTCACGATGAATACTGCGGAGGCAAATGTCGCGGACCCCAGTGGTCGGTCGGATGGCGCGAGAATCCCCGGAAAATGTGTGGCGGGGAACGCGCGGCGGCCGTTCGATATGAAAGACGCGAATAACAACGAACGGGATATTGCTTATTATTATTATTTAGGAGAATGCGTAGGTGGGCGCGGATGTATGAAACGTGGGGCGGTTCGCGCGTAGAATAAATGAATCATTTTATTTTTCTTGTGATAGTATACAAGAATGAATCCAGTCATCGGACAACAGAAACAAAGCGGTGGGTATAAATTTCCATCGCCGTCAAAAACCGCGAAACGAAGCAGCAATGCGAGAAAGCCTAGTGGCGCGCTAGCAGGAGCAGCAGGAGCAGCAGGAGCATCAGGAGCCGCTCAGCCAGAACTTCACCGGATTATGTCGCTGTTTCAGTAAACTATTTCAATAATAAAATATGAAGGATTTTGACCCGCATATTTTATTGTAAGTAGTTATATATAAAATGCCAAAATACAGCTCGAAGAACGGTGGACGACGCAAGAATCAGA